TTATCCCACTTCCGGCAGACCTTTAACCGAGATAAGTAATGACAAAATGCCTGAAAGCAGGGAAGCGGAGAGAACGATTTTCCAGTCTACCTCTGAAATCACTGCCGATGTGCCGATGGTGGCAACTGCGGTTTCTGCTATGGTTTTTATGGCGCGGATTGCTGCGGCTTTTAGCCAATTTTTAAATTTTCGATTTTTCATTTTACTTGTCCTTTCTGTAAGAATAAATTGTTTTACCCTTTTCATCGTAGATTACATAACCGTATTTGCGAGCTACATTCCTTGCTTGAGATATGTATTTTGTTCTGTAAATGGTTACATTTTTCCAAGATTTTTTCACAAGGTAAATGTTTTCGGGAGTGTTGTCGTAAGTGCCAAGCTTGTTGGGAATACCACTGATTTTTGGAATATTCAGTGGTTTCAGCTTGGATGCATCTGTGCGGGCACAGTAATGACAATGCGAACCTGTGGATTTACCTGTGCTGCCCTCGGTCCCAATAACATCACCCACCTTGACAGTTTGACCCAACTTTACTTTTATGCGCGATAAATGTCCAAAGTAGTAGCGGTCAGAAGAGCCTTGCTGCTTTATTCTCACATAAAGCCCAAAGCCTTGGTTTTTGTTCAAAGGGTTTTCCCAGCCTGCACGCTCCACCGTTCCGTTTACGGTGGAGTGTATTTCTTTGTTGTCAAGACCCACAAGGTCAAGCCCATCGTGAGCCAAACCTTTGTAAATTTGTGTTACCTTGAATTTTGATTTGTACGGACTTTTCATAATTTTTCCTCCATTTTGTGTGATATTACTCTGCGTAAAGAAGTCGCAGAGTTTCAAGTGCGCGGTTTTTGAGATTATTAACTGCTTGTCTGCTGATACCCATTAATTTTGAAATCTCAATATCGCTGTATTGGTAAAAATATTTAAAGATAATTACCAACCGTTGCTTTTCGGATAACAACTCAAGCATTGCGGCAGTTTCAAATCTTTCTTCGAAATCGGTTTCGGTAGGATAAAAGCTTTCGCAAAACGGCAAAGTCTGATATTTTTCTTTGCGGCTTTGTCTGGAAATTTCTATGTATTTATTTTTAAGCGATACTGCAATATACCTTGACAAACTGTTTGAGCTGTCCGAAGCAAATTTTTCTGTTTCAATACGGAATAAAAGCTCAATAAAAAACAGATTAAGCTCTTGAGTGTCATCGCTGTTTCCAAGCAGCTTTGCATAATGATTTATAAGCCGTTCAAATCCTCTTAAAATTAAGGGGAACACCTCTGTTTTTTGGTTTTTGAAGCTTTTAATGTATAATTTCAAAACACGGTTACTCATTTTCAACCCTCCTTTTCGGCAATAATAAATGGAAAAGTCTTAAAATTTGTCAATGTGGATTTCAAATTTTTTGGCTTTTCTTTCTCAAAGGAAGATTTTAATAAATAATGTAAATTTTGGGAAAAAATAGGAGCAAAAGGTATAAAAATTGGAGCAAATCGCAAAAAATGTATTTATTAGAAACTAAATATTGACAAAATTTATCATATATTGTATAATTGTGGAATGAGATTAGCGATTTACAATGAAAATATAAATTACCTGTGGCAGCTCAAACGAATAATTTACCGCTATGCAGAAAAATACAGAATGGATATATTGGTAGAGTGCTTTAGTTGCGGTAAGGCATTGTTAGCGTCGAAAAACAGGTATCATATGGTGTTTTTGGACTTTGGCGAAAATGATGAGGGGCTTGAAATAGCGAGCCGCCTGATGGAAAACGATAGTTTCTGCAGTGTCATTTTTTCAGGGAATAAGAATCTTTTTAACAACAGCATCTTTTCTGTTTCGGTCAAGGGTTACCTTACTTACCCAATAAAAGAGAAAGAGGTTTGCTGTGTGCTTGAAAATTATTTCAACAAAAAAATAAACGGTTATCCATTGCTTATAAAAAGCGGGATGGATACCGTTTGTCTGAAAACTAATGAAATTGTCTATCTTGAGGCTAATAACAAGCATTGTGTTGTGCATCTGGGAGAGAAGAGTATTGTCTGCAATAAAACAATGGCAAATATTTATGATGTGTTGCCCAAAAGACTATTTTTAAAGATAAACCGCGCAAACGTGATTAACTTTGAATATATAAACTGGTTTAATTCTAATGAGGTGATGCTGAAAACCGGCAAGAAGCTGTATATCAGCCGAAACTACCGTAAAAACTTCAAAAGGGATTACTGTGAATTGATAAATGTGATGGGGATATAAAAAAAGACCGGCAAATTTTTGCCGGTCTTTATAACTAAAAAAGCACCAACCAAAAAGGTTAGTGCTTTCGTTTTTGGAGCGGGTGATGGGAATCGAACCCGTAATTTTAAGCGTATGGTTCCTTTATTTACTGGGCTTGTGGGGTTTCGTGGTGAGTTTCGTGGTGAGTTGTTTCTGAATTGTTATCATAAACTGCGTTAAAATGAGATGTGATTTTTTGTGAAAGCTCATCCTTTTTTGATTGCAAAATATGATTATATACATTATTCATAGTGTAATTAGTTGCCCATCCGCCACGCGCCATTATATATTTGTCGGGAACGTTGATAGCATGAAGGGTTGATACTGCATAATGTCTTAAATCGTGAAATCTAAACTCCGGCAGATTGTTTTTTCTAAGTATTTTTAAAAATGCATCTGTTATAGCGCTGGGGGTCATATTTGTAATTTTGCCTTTAGTATTTTTAATTTTATCAATAACAAAATTCGGATATTCGATTTGGCGATAGCTTGAGTATGTTTTAGGAGCTTTAATATGCCACTCTTTATCATCACCCATAACCATTGATTTACTAACTGTAATGATATTTCCGCAAACATCTTCAGAAGTTAATGCACAAATTTCACCGCGGCGCATCGGACCAAATGCCGCCAACAGAATTGGAATTTCAATAGCTCTTCCCTTCACTGCTTCTAAAAGTGTTTTTATATCGTTATCGTCAGGGATATACAACTCGGGTCTCTTTTTTTGTGGCATAGTAATATTGAAATTACAGTTTATAATAAAAGTTTTTAAAACAGCGTTCAAAAGACCATACGCGTTACGGACATATTTGGGTGATGAATCAACAGCAAGCTTATTAACTTCAATCTGTATCATCGTCTGAGTTATTTTCAAAATCGAAAAAGGCATTATTTCGGAAAAGGTGTTACGCTTTAAAGCTTCATATCCTCTTATAGTACTTGGAGACAATACGGCGTTTTTCATTTTTATATATTTATCGTAAGCCTGCTCGAGAGTTATGTTCTCAACCGTGTTTTCTTCATCGATTTTTATTTGCCATTCTGCTGCTAAAAATTCAGCTTCTTTCTTAGTTGCTGCAGTAAATGATTTTTTAACCATTTTCCCATTTACAGATTTACTTGCTTGAACGCGCCAATTACCACTTGGGAGTTTCTTTGCTTTAGCCATAAAAATACCGTCCTTTCTTTTCAAAAACTTAAAACTTGAAATATTCGGACGGGTATGTTAAAATATGACTGCGATTGGGTTCCAATCATTCGCAGCCGGTCCGTCCGGTACACTCCGCTTTAGTGTTGGTAGCACTAAGGCGGAGTTTTTTATTTTGTTGATGATTCTATTATTGGTGGGTTACACTTGGAGCAAGGTGAATATGATTCTTCCAAGGCTTCTTCTAAAGTTATTTTTATTTTTGAATACTTTAAATAATCGCAGTTATCCCGGTGATATTTAGCACCTGTGCGGGTGATATAAACCGTTTCCAATGCGGCTTCGGATTTTGGAATAGGCTTATTTCGGTTTTTGACCACAATTACAGAAATAATTATTATAGCAAATGTAACTAAGGCGCAAACTATTATAAGTATTTTCTTTTTGTTGGTTTTTTCAGAATATCTTGCTTTAGCAATTCGTTGCGCCATTTCCTGATCTTCCATTTCGGCAAGACTTCTTTTATAAATAGCCTCTATACGCTCATGATATTCTTCTTTTGAAATTTTACCGTCTTCAAACATTCTAAACAATGTTCTGCCTTCGGTTGGATAAGAATATCGGATTTTTTTATCTTGAGAATTATTATCCATTTTTTATATCCTCGCAAGACATTTTATAGGTTGCATAGTGCGGAGTACCGTTTACATCGGCAATCAATGTAATTTCATAGGAGTAATTATAATCAGGTAGATAAAAAAGAGTTTCCCCATCCCAATAAGTGTTATATGATTCAAAACAACCATCAGAACGCAAAACTCCAATAAATAAATTTTGCAGTTGAACAGTATCTTCGTAAATAAAAGTAATTGGTGTTCCTTCTTTATCAGTTATTTTATAACACAGCACGCTATCTTTTTTATCATAATAAAAAGATAAGTCGAAAGAATCGCCAACAGACCACATATCTTTAAATTTGTATATAGGAATTTTCTTATTACTCTCAAGTGTTTTTAGATGTCTAAATAATAACTCTATGCCTTTCTCTTCATATTCCAACTCTTCATCTAATGCGGTGTATTCATCACTTAATTCTTCATACATTCTTTCTAAATCTTCATATTTAGCTTCAGAATGGTTATTAGCACATCCACTAAATGAAATCATTAGAAATAAGATAACAGTAAAAAATAAAACTTTTTTCATAGCAATCCCCAAATTATTTTTTAATTTTCTTATCATTAAGCGTTATTTTTTCTATCGTAACTTTATTTGTAAAAGGTGTGATTTTTGTTTTAGCATAAAAGCTATATTTTCCATCACCATATCCTACATTAGCAGAACCGCTTAATTCAACAACATATTTAAATCCAATTATTTTAGTTGAAGCATATACTTTTTTGAATGACATAAAATCAATTTTGTTTTTAGGATTGTAATTTTTTGACAAATATATAGCAACTTTGTTTTGCGCTATTTGGGGAGCAGTTTTATATTGAATAAAAAATATTAAATAGATTAAAGAAATGCATAATATCGCAATAATTATTAATCTTTTGCGATTTGGTTTTTTATAGCCTCTTGGTTTGGTGTAATCCTTAGTTGTGAATCCGCTTGTATTTTCCATAAGTTTCTCCTTAATCATCTATTTCTCTGATTAAAAGTCTTGGGATACCGAGGATGCGGCAGTGCTCCAAATCCTCGCCTTTAACTTTCTTTGTCGGGTGTGTGGGGTTGATGGGAACCATCCGGAGCCAATTTTCACCCATTCTGTATTCAACCTTTTTAAGTGATGCGTAATCGTCATCATAAAGGATAACTCCGACCTGACCGCTATAATTTAAGGTGGACTGCTTTAATACAAGAACCTTGTCGCCTTCCTGATATGTGGGATACATACTGTCGCCCTTAACACGTAAAACAAAAAACTCGTTTGTAGCTCTGCCGCGCAGGTAACTGTTTGGAATATCTACGGTATCACCCTCCCAATCTTCAAGTGCTATACAGTCATAGCCTGCAGCAACCTCACCAATTACGGGGAATGTTGTGTAATCTTCTGTAACACCGGGAGCGGGAACTTGAGTTTCTTGTGGATAGTTTTCATCTTCACCCATTATAAAAGAAGGATGAACTTTAAGGGCGTTTGCTAATAGTATTATTTTATCTCGGCGCATATTAGCAATATCGCCACTCTCCCATCTTGAAACGGTAGCTTCGCTAACGCCTATTTTTTTTGCGACTTCAAGCATAGTTAAATTTAATTCTCTGCGACGTTCTCTTAATTTTTGGTACAAATCCAATATACTCACCTCAACATATAATGGTATGTATTTAATTATACTGCAAAGGCATTATAACACAACACTTGCAAAAAAGCAAGTCAAAAATAATTTTTTCAAAAAAACTTGCGTAAAAGTATTGACAAACGGAAAATGATATGATATACTCAACTTGCGTAAACGCAAGAAAACAAAAAGGAGGTACATAAATGGAGTTTGAACAAAATTTATTAAAGGCAAAACTGTTAGAGAAAAATGTTACTGTATTAGATATATGTAGTTGCATAGGCATATGCGAGGCTACATTTTATCGCAAATTAGCTCGAAATGGGGATTTTTCAAGATTTGAGATAAAAAAAATAGCAGAAGCCTTACAGTTGACTTCTGCGGAACGCGACAGAATTTTTTTTGCTCAATAACTTGCGTTTACGCAAGTTAGATTTCCTAATAAAATCGCCTGTTGCACCAAGCGATTAAATTAGGATGGTTTCTTGATACGGATTGTTCGTATTTTGGAGAGGCATGGCGACCATTCTCCTTACGCCAATGTGCAAATTGTTTTAACATTCCGACAATGCGTAACTACCAACGGAGCACCCCGACAACATTGTCATCTCCATGGCGAGGAGAGCTCAAGACAGGGGCACATCATTTTAAAGTTATTAAATAACTCAAAAATATCAAGGAGTATTTTTAATAACTTTATCATAATGCATCATCCCCTTTCTAATATCGGTGTACATAAAGTATAAGTCATAAGAAAATCAAAGTCAACAGATTTGCAAAAAAAGTTGCATTTTTAAATAAAAGCGAGGTGAGGATGGTGGTTTCAGCAAAAGTGATTCAGGTTATACAAACAAAAAGCACCCGTGGCACAGGCACGAGTGCAGACCCTGTCAGAGAGGTCGTTGGTTATTGGGATTTTGAAGGTAATTTAATTGCAGAGAAAGAACCTGTTAAGCAGAAGTAATTCCTTTAGATTCTGTATAAATTAGATGCATAGATATGAAATAAATTAATGCTTCTATAAATTTTTTCAAATCGCTTAAATCTCTGTCATTGTGTTTCTTTATATAATGCGTTTCATCATTACCGAGCCAAGCACATTTTTGGGCAAGTTCACGAATTTGAACATTATCTATATATTGGGTTATGCATTGAGATAAAAACATAGATTTTATTTTTTCAGAATCATCACTATGTTCTGATATGCAAAAATCTTTCACAAGGAATTCGAGTGCTTTGCGATATCCTATACCAGCTATTTCGTCCAGTTCCGAACATTCGGCCGCATAAGCCTGATTATATATTTTGATAAATTGTGGAGAAATTTCCGACAATTCGTTTGGAAAGGTTTTTTCAACGAATTTATTAGGCTCGCAACAGATAACATCACCGAATTTATCGTGAGTTGAAATAAATACTTCCTTGCATGCAGGACAAAAGACAAAACCATAATATTCTTCATTGTTTCTATCAATGACTACGTATAACACCTTGCCTTCAATATGTTTTTTACATATAGGACAGAGGTCAGGTTGCGCAATATTGACCGTGTTAGAAGACCCGTTGTCTAAATAGTATGCGGTTTTTAATATTTCCATAAAATTCACTCCTTTTTTAAATTATACAAAACAGGGTGAATAAAATCAAGAAAAATCAAGGAGGTGGAAAAGTGCCTAAAGCATATTTAACTTATGCCGAGAGAGAAAAAGCGAACTTTATTAAAGAGCGCGACAAACAAATAAAAGCAATACTCGGGGAGTTTGCAACAACAAAATACAAAACGCCCATCAGAGAAATTGAGGGTAAGGTTAATTTCTCGAGGGCGGTTATATGCAAAGTTCTGAACTCTCCGTCATTGGCTACTTTGGAGCAGCTTTTTGAGGTAGCTTACGCTACGGGAAAGAAGGTAAATATTACCATAGAATGAAAATGCCGCCTGCGGAACAGCAATTCCGAGACGGCAAAACAAAATTAAGTTTAGTTTATTTTAACAGAAAGGACAGGAAATGTCAATGAATAATTATTTACATATAAACGGTGTGGCGCTGTGGGTGGCGCTTGGCTGTGTGGTTACATTTATTATCGCAACGGTTTGTTTGGGTATTGGACATATTTATACACTGAAGGAAATCGGAAAATTAAAATTAGAAAATGAACTTTTAAATCGTGAGCTTGAGCGTGGCAAGTATTCCAAATACAAGGCTACTTTTAAGGTGCCGGAGGTGGAGTGATGGCGGTTTGCGTTAAAAGCGGACAGGCCTTACCAGAAAGAAATTCGCATTTTAGCGGGCATGAATGCCGGCACAAAGAGCGTTTTCTTTGTCCACATTACAGCCATACTTTTATAGATGGAACAAACTGCAGGCAATTAAGGAAACCTATTGATGTGGCGGCGATACTTGGAATTAAAAAACACGAAAATGAAAAAGTTTGAGTATAACGAAAAAACAATGAATGCTATTTCTCTTGTAGCAAGTAGCTATGAGGAAATGAACCAGAAACCCATACCTCGGATAATTATTGAAAAGGTAAAGCCCTACATTGCCGAGGGTAGGCGACCAATGGCATGGGGCAAACTGCGGTAATGACAGACCGCTTGTTCGCCGTAACATCATTAAGAGAATCGGTGAGCAGAAGCTTTCATCTATTGCTACATCTCCTGTGGCGGTGAATTATACCGCTGACGGTATTCCCGATAACAGTTCTATAACCGAAGAAAAAGAACAGACAAAGGAAATCATTTTAAACGGTGGCGATTTTGTAGGAGAAACAGAGCCGGCAGAGATTTCTTTTATAACCGATGCTATGTCGGATTATTTCAGAATAACCGCAGAGCGCGTTAAGTTCGATTATAAGAAGGAAATGGCACTTCGCAACTGTTATATATCCGGTACAACTATTGCGTATACCTATTGGGACAGCAGCATTAAGACCGGTCTTTATGCTGACGAGAATAAAACTACCGCTATTAGCGGGGATATTAACTTTGAAATTCTTGATGTTGAGAATGTTGTGTTTGGAGACCCGAACTGCGAAGATGTACAGAATCAGCCTTATATTATAATCTCGCAAAGGCTTGATGTGGGCGAAGTGCGCAGAGAAGCAAAGCACAACGGCATATCCGCTGAGGATATCGACCAAATAAAGCCCGATGGTGCAGATTACCTTAACCTTAATGCCGGTACCCGCGGTGAAGAAGAGCCGACAGATTCAAGAAGAATAACTGTTCTTACAAAGTTCTGGAAGCAGTGGGACAAGCATGCAAAGGATTTTACGGTTATGTGCGAAAGAGTTACCGAAAAGGTTTGTATAAGAAAGCCGTTTGACATCGGTATCAAATTATATCCGTTTGCAAAAATGTGTTGGATTCCGCGTTATTCCTGCACTTACGGCGACAGTGAAATCACTTACCTTATACCTAATCAAATTGCTATCAACAGAGCGCTTTCAGCTGCGGTGTGGAACTTAATGAAAACCGGAATGCCAATAACTGTTGTGAACGGCGACCTTGTAGAAGGCCCACTCACAAATACACCGGGACAAGTGTTAAAGGTTTTTGGCAGCGGCGAGGATACTGCGCGTGCGATTCATCATGTACAGCCGCCTGCATTCAGCGGTCAGTTTGTGAACTTCATTAATGACCTTGCGGGCAACACATTATCTGATGCGGGAGCTAACGATGCGGCGCTCGGTAATCTTCGCCCTGACAATGCGGCGGCGATATTACAGCTCCGTGAAGCTGCCTTACAGCCTATGCAGATATATCAGAACAGATTTTATAACTTTGTTGAGGATATTGCGCGTATCTGGGCGGAGTTTTGGGTAAGGCTTTACGGCGACAGACAGATTCGATATGAGGACAAGGAAGGTACCTATTACATACCCTTCCACGCGAGCCGTTATGAAAACCTGTTACTCAATGTGCGTATCGATGTTGGCTCAAGTCCTATATGGGATGTATCTTCAACCGTTGCTATGCTTGATAGTATGCTCGGCGCTGAGATAATCAACAAGATACAGTATTTGGAGCGTATGCCAAACGGAATAATTCCTGACCTTTCCGGGCTTATTAAGGATACAAGAGAAGAAATGCAGGCGATGGTACCGCCGCCGCAGGATGATGGCACCGGGGATGATATGATGACCGATTTACAGCAGCAGTATCCTGATATTTATGCTGAGTTACAGAGTTTGCCACCCGAAGAACAGCAAGCGGTGCTCGCACGTGTGATGGGCGGTCAGGCGCAGGCGGTACCCGAGGAAGAAATCGGTGATATGTAATTATTGATAACACAAATAAAGGAGTGTGTTCATTTATGACAGGTAGTGAAATGCTTAACCACAGCCTTAAGTTGTTGGGTTATTCGGAAAACAACGGCAACACACATCTCACGCAAGTGATAAAAAACAGAGCGTTGCCGATTATAAATTTGGTTTATGCGGAGCTTTCAAGAAACTGTGAACAGAAGTTCCAACCGCTTGAAAGCTTGAGCAAAGAAATAAATTTGCCCGAAAAAGCACTTAATGAGGTTATGCCGGCAGGAATTGCAATGTATATAGCAAATGCAGAGGGAGATAATGCGGCAGAAGTTTTTTGGGCATCAGAATACAACGCAAAGAGGGTTACTCTTTCGCGTTTTGGCGAGATTAAAGATGTATTACCTAATGTTTGGGGGTAAATGCTATGGCAAGACATCCTATAATACGAAACGATTCACTTAGAAGCCTTAGAATACCCGACCTTATGGGCGGTATTAATTTGCGCGATTCAGTGAATATGATAAATGATAACCAGATGACCGAAAGCCTTAATATGTGGTGGGCGGACGGTACTCTTAAAACCCGCCCTGCAGTTGAGGGTGAGGTTATAACTGAAATAAAACAGCCTTCAAGCGAGCATAGTCTCATCAGCAAAACCGATGAAATCCGCCGACACAACTGCACAAAGGAACAAAACGGCCGTAAAGGACAGCTTTGCTCGGTGAAAACTGTATTTGATTTTTCGCATACTGCAGAAGTTAAGATACCGGAAATAGATGATGAAGGTAACGAAACCGAGAATACAAAAGAAGTTACAACTAAAGTATCAGAGTTTAAAACAGTTATAAATTTCTTTTGGTGTTTTGGGGATTACAATGAAGCTTTACCGCCTTTAGAGGTTACAGATACCATAGGTGTTAAAAGCTATTTTGCGGTATGGCACAATGATACACTTTACTGTTTTCTTTCAAATCATCAGATTCACAAATATATAAGCGGTACAAAATGGGATGACGTAAAAGAAGAAGACCGAGAGACCTCGGACGGCGAAATCGAATCAAGCCGAATATATGTGCCTTTGGTGGCGACAAACTGTTTTACAAATGGTGAAATTCCGATGACGGCTGAAGAAGTTTTGAATAGTGGCATTCTGTATGAAGGATATAACCTCTTGAGCGATTATTACAAAATACAATATAATGCGTTCAGTTATATGGCAAGCTTAACTCAAGATAATGGTAATAAAATGCAACATGAAATGACCTACTTTTTATTAGAACCTATCAATGACAAAAAATATGAAGGCAAGGTGATTACTGCCGAATATATCAAAAACGGTACCACCTACCGTCATTCGGTAAAGCTTGATGATATAGAAAACAAAACAGAATTTGTTGAAAGCACTGCAGGTGGAGATGGTTTTAAGTTAAAGGTCCACAAAAACTGCGTCTATTTTATGAAAGGCACAGAAAAAGCTTATATTAACGAAGATGAATATCACAGTACAATAGAAATAACTGCGCCATATATACCGAATAACCGAGAAGAAGAACTTGACCGTATTTTTTTGATGAAGGAAAGTTGTTGGTATGGCGGTTCTGCCGAAGGTATAGAGGGCGGTACCCGCCTTTTCCTGTGCGGAAATGAAAACGAAAAATCTTTAGTCATCTGGAGCGGAAGAAATAATCCGCTTTATTTCTCTGAAAACTCATACTTTTATGTTGGAGATAAATCGGGAGCGGTTACAGGATTCGGTAAACAATCAAATCTGCTTGTGATTTTTAAGAATTACGAGACCTGGTGCACGCAGTATACAAGAAACTCTGGTATTGAAGCGGATGACCTTGTAAACCAAACTGTTGTGGATTACTCATCTTCAAGCGTGTACTTTCCTCTTTCGCAAATTAACGCAAGTATTGGTTGTGCGTATCCTGATACCATAGCGCTTTGCAGAAACAGACTTGTTTGGCTTTCGCATAACGGACAGGTTTATACATTGGTTTCAGAAAGCCAATACAATGAACGGAATATATTCTGCATTTCGGAAATGGTTAGCCGAAAGCTTAAAACTGAAAATGCAGTACCCACAGCTTGCGACTGGAACGGACATTATGTTTTGTGTTTCGGTGGCAGGCTTTATTTAATGGATTACAACAGTTACGGATATCAGTATGTTGCAAGCTATTCAAAAACAGAAGATGCTAATTTGCGCATACCGTGGTATTACTGGGAGATGCCTGAAATTTGTGAAAAATCAGTTTTGACAAATTCATCTGATATCTTTGATTTTGTTTTCGTTAAGGATGATAAAATCAGCAAATTTCACAACAAACAGGATGCATCAGAGGACATTGTGGATGGTAAGGAAAGAAAAATCAGTAATTACTTTATCACAAAGCTTTTTGATTTCGATGCTCCGAGCAGAAAGAAAAATATTCAACTTGTGAATTTACTTATAGGTAATAACGGTGGCGACACTGTAAAGGTGGAGCTTGTTACCGAGCACGGCAACGAACAGCAGGAAATTGAGCTTGATGACAGCGAAACTGCACTTAGGAGCGCGGGATATATCACAAACAAGGCTATAATCCCCTGCATCAAGGCGGTGCGGTTGTTTGGTGTCAAGGTTTCAAGTGAGGGCTTGTTGGCGGTTGACGGTATGCAATTTAATTTTAGATTGTTAGGAGGTATAAGATAATGCCGGCAGTATATAACAGTTTTTTAGAGCAGGCAAGAAAAAATTATGCATCAGCGAAAGCCAAGGAAACAGAAGCTTCCGAAAAAATATTCGCCGAGCAGGAAAAGGTTGTAAATGATACATACAACAAGGCGGTTAAAGATACAAAGATTTCTTACGAGGACCGACACCGCGAAAATGCCATACAGAAGCTTATAAATCAAAATGAAATCGCTGAGGATATGGCGAATATGGGGCTTTCTGATTCAGGACTTAACCGCACGCAACAGACCGCGGTGCAGCTATCTTATGCTAATAATAAGTCGAGCATTGACAGACAGAAACAAGCGCAGTTGGATTCCTTTGCGCAGTCCCTTGCAGCAGAGCTTTCAACCATTAAGCAGAACAAAATTTCGGCTTTAGCGTCCATTGATGAAAAATACGAAAATGCGGCGGTTTCATCGGCGCAGGAGGCTTATAAGACTTATCAGGATGCACAAACTGCAAGGGTGAAGAGTTATTATAGCTCGAACTCCGGCAGCCAAGGGAATAATGGCGATGATTTTCTTTTGACTTGGACCGGAGCTACTAAAGTTAATGATTCGGGAGAGACAATTCACATATACACAGATAGTAAAGGTAAAAAACACGAAGCAAAGGTAGGATATAATCCGTATACCGGAAGCAATAACAACAAAATATATGCTGAGGAGTTTAAAGAATACGGTGTTCACGATAATGGGTACCAACCAAAAGGACTTATAGGGGAAGGAAAGTTTACAAAAATGACGGTTGGTAATCAGGTTGCACAATTTCTTGTGAAAGGTAGATATCAAAATATATGGCGAGCAAGTGAAAGCGGAAATTATTTCCTTTGGAATGGTGCCACAAATCAGTATGAACAAATTTCCGATGCTACAATAAAGGGAATAAAGGAAAAGTATACTGCGTGAGGGGGTGTATTTAATGATAGAATTAGATTTATCAAAGGTTAGAGTTGGGGGAAAACCATTAAAACAACCCAAAAATCAAATTGAATTAGATTTATCTAAGGTCAGATTATCGACTCAAAAAGTTAATTTTTCGGAAAAAGATATTATTTCTTCTGCTGATTTAAACAAAGATAAGCATGTTGATATACTTGATGCAATAAAAGCTAAGCAAATGACAAACGCTTCGCCTACTGATGCTGTAAGACAGGTTAATACAGAGAATTCAAAACACATTAAGAACTATCTTATTTCCCCTAAGTATAGTTATGATAGTGCTATAAGAACTGGTATTGAAATGTCAAAGAAAGACAAACTCACTGCCAAAGAAAGTTCTAAAATTGTAAATATATTAAAAACAGCCATAGAAGACAAGACATTATCTGAGGATGAAAAGAAATATTACAATTCATATCTTGGACAGTTTTCTAATATTGTAAAAAGCAAAAAAGAAATTAATTATTGGAACGAAAGAAATGACTCTGCCAACGAAGCTGATGACAGAAATATACTTGAAAAAACTTTTGATTTTTTAGGTCGAGACATACCCTTCTCAGACCAATACAAATCAGAGATAGAACAAGCTACAAAGAATTATGAAAATAGTACAAAAGGACTATATTATTCCTCTCTTCCAAATGGCGAATATAAGAAGCCTGACGACGCGCTAAAAAAGGGTTGGTTGAATTTATTTCAAGAAAACTTTCCAGAATATAAATATATATATATAAATTCTGTGCATTCAGGCAAAAACACATTGCCCGGCGTTAACATAACCATGTCAGGTGAAATGAAGCTTAACACATCTGAGCCTACAATAGAAATCTTCGAACAAATGGATGATAGAGAAATTGGAATATATAACTATCTTTATTCAAATGAAGGAACAGAGGCTGCGGACAAATTTCTTAACTATATTACAGATTCACTCGTTGCAAGACAAAGAGGTGAGAATCTGGAGTGGTGGAGCGGTTTTGCCGACGAATATCCTGTTACCGCTGCGTTAGGTTCTATATTACTTACTCCTGTTGTTGCGGCAGAACAAGTTAAGGTGGCTTGTAATTATTTAATCAATGGAGAACTTGAACGGAACTATGTGGCGGATGTAGCTGGCATAATGCGAAGTAGTTTGCCGGAAAAGGTTGATTTGGAAATTGCAGATTTTGATGTTTTTGATTTTGTTTATAATACAACGATGTCTGCTGCGGATACAATCATAACTTTACCTTTGGGAGCCGGAGCACCAATTTTATTAGGGCTTAATGCATCTGCCAACACTATGAATGATATTATAGACCGCGGCGGCACTGATTCTCAGGCATTCTGGGGCGGTGTTGCCGCAGGAACATTTGAAGGCTTTTTTGAGAAATTTTCGATAGGTGAGCTTAACGCGATGAAGGATAGCGTTGGGAGCGGTTTTAAGGTATATGCCGGAAATCTTACTAAGTCAATACTTGTAAACGGTAGCGAGGAAACTGCAACTGAAATTGCTAATATTTTATATGATTACGCGGTAAACGGCGGTATATCACAGTATGCGATGCTTATTGAGGATTATACGCAAAAAAATCCTAAAGCAACTGAAAAGGAAGCTCGTGAATACGCGGCAAAGCAGTTAGGATTTCAAATACTTGAGGCGGGTGCTTCAGGTGCACTAATGGGTTTTGGATTCGGCGCGGCGGGTTCTGTATTCAGCCATAAAAATGCAAAGTCAATTGGTAAGGTTGTGGCTGCAAACGGAATGGAAAATCAAGTTTTAGATTTAGCTTTAAAAACCGATATAAATTCTAATGCTCACAAATTAGCTGATAGAATTTTAAAATCCGGTAAAATGAGACCTGCACAGATAGGTAGCGTTGTGGCGGAAACAATGCAAGAATTAACGAACAGGAAGCAAAATATTGTTTCTGATGCAATTTATAAACGTGCAGTTGCTTTAGGCTTAAGTGAAAGTAAGGCTCAAAACTTTACAAAGCAGTTTGTTAAGTTGCTCAGTGGTGAAAAATTAAGTGATACTGTTAAGAAAAGACTTAAAAGCGAGCCTATTGTAAAGCAAATATTAGCTGAAATACAGGCACCTGAAGGTAATGCTTGGGTTGCCGAAATGAATGAAAAGCTTAATGAGATTGATAGCATAACCACAAAGATTAAGGACGCAACAAAAATTTCTAAAAAACCAACATTGCAGTCGGGTGCAGAAGTGGGAGCGGAAGGTGTGCAATTCGAAGGTGTTCCTGAACTTACTGAAGCAGAGCAACAGATTCTTAACACACCCGATAACGAGCTTACACCCGAACAGAGAGCGGTTAAGCAAAATATACTCGAAAGGCAACAAAAAAACATCGCCCAAAGTGGCGATGCTGCAATAGAGAATGTTATTGATATATCCACGAATAACGAATTATCTAAACTTTTAGGCAATTTGCAAAGGACTGAAAAGTATAAAAAAATCAAGGAATATATTCTTGGCATTTTAGGCGGTCGAAAAATAGACTTAAGTGATGGTAAAACTGCTATTGTTGACGGCAGAGACGCTCAACACATGGCGAGTAATGCCGGTTCTAAAAAAATAGCGCAAATATCTCAGATAACAGAAATAATTAAAAAATCCAAATTGGTAGCTGAAGAAGATAGCACAAAGGAGAAAAAATTTGATTATTTCTATTATTACGAAATACTTGTAAAAGACGGTAAAGAAACTTATCCGGTATATCTTAATGTTGGTCGCGCCCGAAATGATGGTACATATCACATTTATGATATTACACAAAAATTAAGAGATACCGCCCATCGAGTTAACGATGTTTGGCGGCCCGTAGGTAACGCCATGGAAAACGGTATCTCTAACAATATGGTAGCACAAAAGCCACCTATTGTCAATAATAATATATCCGAAACTGAGGAGAATAATTCTGAAAACAGTAATTTGCAGTTGGGTGCAAAGGGGACTATTTTCACTGAGCCGACAGAGATTGAGAAAAGCGAAGCGCAAAGCCATATAGAAAATGTTGCGCGAATGCTTGATAAAAACCTGAAGGTTGTGTTTTTGGATAAAGACTCTGCACAGTTAAAGGGCAAGAGGGGTAAATTTTTAAGAAGTACGAATACTTTGTTTATTTCAAAGGATGCCACTGTTATTGAAGCTTATGTTGAAGTGTTTAAGCATGAATTTGTACACAGACTTGAGACAAGGCGGTGGTATCAGTCCTTTAAGAATTATCTATTTAATAAAAGCTCTGCCTTTGAACAGTACGCGCGAACACAGCTTAAGCTGATTCACGAGGGTGAAGAGTTTAAAGGAACACGTGAGGAGGCGATAAAAGCTCTCACAGAGTATTATTATAAGGAATATACAACTGATGAAAACATATCTCAGTACATAAAAGATTCATTTACTATGGAGGATGCCGAGCGTGAAGTGGTTGCAGACTTTGCGGCAGATGTTCTTTTCAAAGGTGAGAAATACAGAAAGGATATAGCCTTTGCATTAGCTGAGGAGGAAGTGTTGCCCACAGGTGATATTGACTCTTCAATTGATGCTTTAGAGGAGTTGGCAAATACCGACCGTAATCTATTTAAAAAGGTTTGGGATGCAATAAAGGATTTAATAAATGCTATTATGGGCAGACCTCAAACCCAAAGCCTAACTGCTGACCTTGAATATATTGAAAACCGATTAAAGCAAGTTTATGATTCTGCAGATACAAAAAAGCCGCTAAATCAGCAGCAGGGGAGCAGTATTCGTTATCTGAAGATGTACATCTTTATCAATATATAAAGGATGCATTATCAGGGAATCTGCCGAAGAAATCATTTTATAAGGTTAATGAAAAAATTTCTGATAGATTGGCAACTGATATAGAAAGAATTGTTGGGTTTTCCGTTAATGGATATAGTAACGAGATAGCACCAGGTAATATTCAACATATAGAAAATGAGCATGGGACTAATGGCAGAAAAGACCAAAGTATGCAAGACCATCACGATTTAGCACGTATATCTTTTGTAATAGATAATTATGAAAAAATATCTGCGGGGAAAATCAGTAGAGAGTATAAAAATAGTGATGGTACAAAAGCAAAAACAATTATATTACAAAAAAGAATTGATAATGAATTTTATTATGTTGTTGAGGCTGTTCCGGATGCGAATTTAAAAACACTTCATATAGTTAGCGCTTATAAAAATAAAAAAGATACATTTTCTGATGTGCCTGTGTCTAATGACCCAAGGCGGTACGTCCAAGACGAACATCAGCCTAATGTATCTAATGACATTATACTCAATGAAGAGGATATTGTCAAGAATAATATATCCGATGAAGCTGAAAATTATTCCGGAAATGGTAATTTGCAGTCCGGTGCGGAGGGTATTTCATTATTTAGTACTGATGCCGAGCGGCATCACACTACCAAGGCGGAGCAAGATTATATTGAAGAAATTTGTAAGGCACTTGGCAGAACAGTTGTTTTTGAGCACATCACCGCCGAGAAGCTTAAAAAAATAGGCGAAGATACCGACGGTGAAATACCTGACGGTTATATCGATAAAAAAGGTGTTATTCACATTGGTTTCGTAGTGAGCGACCCTGTCAACTTTATTTTTAAGCATGAACTTACACACTTTGGCGAAGGCACTGTTCAATACGAAAGGTTTGTCAAGGCGGTCAGAGGTTCTTCGGAATACCGAAAGTGGCTTGCTGAAGCAACAAATAACAAGGTGAATACTGACCTTGAAATGCTTGAATCTGAGTATATTAAAATAATCAGAAACGGTAAAGGTGATATGTCGGAGGTATATGCCGATTTTGTCGGCGACCGTTTATTTAAAGATAATGGTTCGGGATTAGAAGCGCTTATCAGCAGTATTGAAAAATCGGACAGACCGGCATTTATTCAGTATATTCTTGACTTTTTAGCTTATCTTAAAAAGAAGCTTGCAGGGGTAGAAAATATCACCTTTGAAATATCCCACTTGGAAGACAGTTTCAACCGTATGCTTTCTGAAGCTACTAGAGCGGATGAGAACGGAACGCGAAAACAAAGTGAAGTTAAAAATACTTTTGCAAGGTCTTTCAATACCGAGGAAATTTCCAAAGCTGAGGAGATGGAAAGAGAAGGCAAATCGGAGGAAGAAATCTGGTATAAAACCCAACATATTCGGGATAATGGGGGTGTATGGATTTATGAAATAGATGACGACAAAATAAAGTTCCGTCCCGAAGGCGATGCTCAATTATTAAATGAACCTGAATATGAAGAATTTATAAAGTTACAGCGAAAAAAAAGGAAAAGCAATTCCGAAAAGGATAAACTAATTGATATGGAATATAAATTCTTCTTCAAATACGGTTACGGACAACCTTATCTTAAAAATTTTCTTAAACACGATAAGTTGTTTGAAGTATACCCCCAACTCAAACATGTAAGAATTAAATTTGAAAATTTACCAAAGGATGAAGGTTTAGGTTATTATGCACCGCATACAAATACAATAGTAATAGCTAAAAAATTGTTAACTCAAGATGATAACCTTTATGAAGCTAGACATGTGCTTATTCACGAAATTCAGCACGCAGTTCAATTTTTAGACAAAAGAGAAATAGGCTCCAATGTGGAATTTTGGAATGCGCGATTACTTAGCGGTAAGCGAATGCCTAAAAACAGAAGAACAGGTGAAGTAATGACACCAGTACAAGCTAACGCCCATACCGCCGGTGAAGTAGAAGCCGAAGTGTCTGCCAATAGAATGGAGTATAGTGAAGGTGCAAGAGAAAGGTTATTCCCGAATTTTTATAAAGATGTAGCCATAAAAATAAGTGAATACATCGCAGATGATGTAACTGTTCCGTCAAAAAGCGAGTACAGTCAAGCTGTAAAGAATAATGATACCAAGGCGCTTCAGCAGATGGTCGATACGGCAGCTATGGCAAATGGTTACACTGAAAGGCTTTATCATCAGACGGATGCAGATTTCACCGAGTTTAATACCAAAAATCAGAGAGCGGGCAAATATGATTTCGAATTGCCTGCAGGCACGTTTTTAAAACCATCTAATGAAGATATTGGCCTTAAGGGTAAAAAGCAGATGGAGCTATATGCAAGACTTCGGAATCCACTTGAGTTTAAAGACCGAGAAGATGCACGAAGCTTTTGGGAGAAAAATGTTGAAGGTTACAAGCAGGCAGTAGAGGAAGTATTGAAAATTGATGAGGAATACCGCGCTAGAACCGATGAGGCAATGAACAATGTGCGAAACTTCTCAAAGGAGTGGAAGCAAAACAACCCCGAAGCCAACAACAGAAAGTTATATGCTAATGTCGAGTATCAAAGGCTGATGGATATTCAGGACAGTATAGTTGATGAATGGGAAGAAAAGAGCAATGAGGTGAGCCTTAAAGCAAAGGAGCTTATTAATAGTTTTATCGCCCAAAATGATTATGACGGTATTATTGTTGAAAATGATGTGGACGGTGCTAACAAGAGTACCAAGACCTATATTGTTTTTGATTCAAGTCAGCTTAAAAGTGCCGAGACTGTTACTTATGATGATAGCGGTAAGGTTATTCCCCTTTCCGAAAGATTCCAAAGCGATGAAAAGGATATAAGATATTCTTTCCCGAGGAATAAGATTGACAGATACTCTGAAGAGCAGTATTCCATAGGCTCACCCATGCAGCAGGCGAGGGATAATCTTGCAAGGTACGAGAGCGGAGAAATAACCAGAGAAGAATACCTCGAGGAAAATGACAAGCTTTGGGGTGAAGTTAACGAAAAGTATGGCAGTATACCCGAGGGTGAGAATGCGCAGGTGAATATTTCAGTACCTCAGCAGGTTGCCGAGAATGAGCCGACAGAGCGTTTTATAAGAACCATTATAGAAACAGGCAAGCTTACACCTGAAATGATTGAGTATATGGAACAGGAAATACTCACTGGCGGTTTTTCTTATGATGTAATATCTGATGAAAAGGCTATGCAAAAAGCTGAAAAGATAATTAAAAACGGAACTGCTGAGGATGTGTGGGAGGATGCTGTTAATAACGGCAAAATCAACAAGAATGTTATTGCCGTTGGTGAACAACTGCTCGCAAATGCTATTGAGGCAAACGATGTATATAAGGTTTTAACATTATCTTCAGAGCTTGCCGATGTTTTAACCATAGCCGGACAGACTGTGCAAGCAGCAAGGTTGCTCAAGAAAATGACAGGCGCAGGAAGGCTTGTAAGCGTGCAGAGAACGGTTAAAACTCTTAATAAAAACTTGAGAGAAAAATACGGTGAGGATAGAGAGCCTATAAAAATTAGTCCCGAATCTGCAGAAAGACTTGCTAAAGCTAAAACTAAAAAGGGAATAGAGCACGCTTATACCGAAATATTGGAAGAGGTAGCTAATCAAATGCCTGTCACCTGGCTTGATAAGTGGAATGCCTGGAGGTATTTTGCAATGCTTAGTAATCCTAAAACACATATTCGTAACCTTGTGGGTAACGGAATATTTGTGCCGGTGGTGCGTATAAAGGATTTTTTAGCAACAGCTATAGAATCGGGAGCGGCGGCTACTGGTATTATTGCTAAGTCGGACAAAACTACAGTTTTAAAAATCAAAGAGGAATACGCTGAGTTTGCGAGAAATGACAGTAAGCGTGATGATGTTAAAGCTTTGCTTAAAGGAAATAAGTACCATGATAAA